CAAAGAAAGAAGGTATTTATAACTACATCAAACGACCGTTCCTTAAAAGCGGAGCGTATTCTCAAAGTGTTCTTGACTGGAGTGATTTGTGTGGTGTCGATCTTAGCAACAAGCCCGTTATGGATTGCTTTAGTCATATTTCTTTCCGAAGGACGAACTTAAATTCAAATGATGAAACTAAAGACTTCCTCCTATCTTCTGGATGGGAACCATTAGAATGGAATACGAATGACGAAGGTATCAGGACTAGCCCTAAACTCTCTAAAGATGATCCATTTGAAGGAGTTGATGGTAAGGTTGGTAAACTCGTTGCCAAGCGAGTACAATGCAGGCACAGAAGAAGTACTGTTGAGGGTTTATTGGGGCTTATCCGTCCTGATGGACGAATTCCGTCAGTTGTTAACACCCTTGCCGTTACAGGAAGAGCTACCCATCGAAACATCGTTAACATTCCCAAAGCTGGAAGCTTTTACGGAAAACAAATGCGTAGCATCTTCACCTCAGCAGATGGATTTGTTCTCGTAGGGACTGACTCAGCAGGGAATCAACTAAGGCAATTAGCTGGACGTATGAACAATCCTGTTTATACTAAGGCTCTTATTGAAGGAAAGAAAGAAGATGGAACAGACAACCACTCCCTTACCAGGGACATTGGAGAGCTTGAATCAAGAGATATTGCCAAGAATGTCATTTATTGTCTCTTATTTGGCGGGGGCGACGTTAAGCTTGCAAAAACAGCTAAGAAACCTGTGGGTTCTGGCGCTATGCTCCGTGATAAGCTCTATCGGGGCTTGGACGGTCTTGGTGCTCTCATGGAAAAGCTCGTAAAAGAATGGAGAGCTACAGCAAGACAGAGATTTAATCGTAAGTTTAACAAAATGGAATACTTTGATGGGACTATTACCGGGTTGGACGGTAGACCTATTAAAGTGGCATCAGAGCATCAACTACTCGTATATCTTTTACAATCAGACGAAGCTATTCATATGGCTAGGGCATACTGTAAAGCATGTTCAGACTTATCTAAGAAGTATGTCTGGGGAAAGGATTACGGAGTTGTATGCTGGTATCACGATGAATACACTATAGAGTGTCGTGAAGAGATTGCAGAAGATGTTAAGCGCATTTCAGAAGATGCTATTAGATGGGCAGGAGAGTATTACAATATTACATGCCCACATGCAGGTGAAGGCGCTATTGGTAAAAATTGGTATTCAATTCATTAAGGAAATATGGATAAAGTAAATCAGGATATGAAGGTAACATTCCGTGATGAGACTACGGAAGTATTCTCAGACATTATGGGTTATCAGCTAGGTGGTACAGTGATTCAAATTCTCATGGAGAATGGGAATTGCATCATCTATCCAATGGTCGATATTAAGAACGTTCTCGTCATCGTTAAGGAGTAATTATGGGTTTGAATATTAAAAACACTGGTGGTGGTAAGAATCGTGTTGATCAGAAGAATATTGAACCTGGAACCTATCCAGCACGTCTTGTTCAGATTATTGACATGGGGCTACAGGCTCAACGAGCCTTCCAAGGGCAAGATAAGCCTCCTGCCCAAGAGATTCAATTGACATATGAGCTTGTTGATGAGTTCATGAAGGATGAAGAGGGTAATGATGTTAAGGATAAACCACGTTGGATTAGTGAAACGCTTCCGTTCTACGGGCTCCATGCAGACAAGGCTAAAAGCACTCAACGCTATAACGCTCTTGATCCTAATGGTGATCTTAACGGTGACTTTGCAGGAACTATCGGCTTTCCTATCAACGTAACAGTTGTCAATAACGCCAAAGGTGATAAGGTATATGACAATATTGCTACTATTTCACCTATGCGTCCTAAAGATGCAGCAAATTGCCCACCGTTGGTGAATCCACCTAAGGTATTTGATTTGGATAAGCCTGATTTGGAAGTGTTTAATAAGCTTCCTAAATGGATTCAGGATGGTATTAAGGAGAATTTGAACTATGCCGGTAGTCCGCTTCAAAAGCTATTGGGAGATATTGGTAAGAAGGAAGGGCCACAAAAGCCTGCATCGGATGTACCGAAGAAAGTTGAAGAGGAAGTGGCGGAGTCGAATAGCCCGTACTAAGTATAATGCAACCCCTTATTGACAGTGATGTGCTCCTGTATGAAGTAGGGTTTGCAGCAGAGGCAAGCTGGCAACAAGCTGGCTTCCCTCCTTTTGATTATGTAGCTGAGATGTTGCATAATCGAATAGGGAACATCTGTGCTATCACTGAATCAACAGAGCCTCCTATTCTGTATATGACGGGAGCTACCAACTTCCGTAATGACATTGCTAAACGTGTTCCTTATAAGAATCGTCCTAGTAATAAACCATGGCACTACAAGAACATCAAAGCCTATATGAAGGCTGTGTATGATGTTCGTATTCAAGAAGGGCTAGAAGCTGATGATCTCATGGCCATTTGTCAAACTGAAAGAAGCAAACAAGGAGGAATTCCTACAATTATTTGCACAAGGGATAAAGATTTGCGACAAGTCCCAGGATGGCATTACGGATGGGAGCTTGGAAACCAGCCCTCGTTTGGGCCAATGTATGTTGACGCCTTGGGAAGCTTGCGCTTGTCGCCGTGTAGGAAGAAGCTGTCAGGAACCGGACAATCCTTCTTTTATGCCCAATGCTTAACAGGAGATAGGGTGGACAGCATTCCTGGTCTAGATGGAATGGGGGCTGTAGGAGCCTTTAATATACTAGATGGCTGTACTGCTATTGACGAGCTATATAAACGTGTCCTAGAGGCTTATAGAGGGGTCTATGGGGCATTGGCAGAGGTGGAATTGCTAGAGCAAGGAAGACTGCTACATATGACAAGAGAATTGCATCCAGATGGTAGTCCAGTATTATGGGAGTTGCCAAATGAGATTTGAAGATACTAGAACAGAATGGCGTATAAATGATATTGAAAGGTCTCTAAATGGTAAGGCAGACAGTCATCGGTTGGACCAGACGAATGGCGATGTGGATCGTTTGGAATGTGCCTTGCGGGAGCTTAGCTCCTTGGTTGATGGGTTACGCTCTGAACTCCAAACCTGTCAGGGTGAAATAAGGAATCTTGAATTGGAGTTATCAAATCTACAATAACAACCAATGGACTCAAGCTAGATTCAATTCCTTTATCAAGAGTGCATTACGAAGTGCTAGCCAACGATGGCCCCCTAAGTACACTGTACTCAAAGAAGCGTATGTTGGAACGTTTACAAATCCAGCATCAGGACGACAAGCTAAATTCTATAAATGTAATGTTTGTAAAGAAGACTTCGTTGCTAAAAACATTGAAGTGAATCATATTATTCCAGTTGTCCCTATTACAGGGTTCGATAATTGGGATAGTGTAATTGCTAGGTTGTTCTGCGAAGCAGATGGTTTAGAAGTTGTCTGTAAGCCATGTCACAAAACTATTACGAAGGAAGAGAATGCTACAAGAAAATCAAAAGAATGACTTTAAAGGCTTTAGTTTGTTTAACGACATTGAGGACAAGGAGCTACAAGCTCGTAATCGTGCAGTGGTCTTGAGCAATATTGCAGAAGATCATACGAATAAGGAGAAGAAAATCAATGCAAAAGGAGCAGCCCTCATCTTGGGGTATTTCAGCCTCATTCCTCCAGATCAACGACTCACCGTCAAAGAGCGATTCACTGACAATCTCATCCGTAAAGGATACAAACTTGCATCCTAATCCACTAGATAAGCAGATTGCTGGAGATCATTACAAGAAGCTTAAAATCCAGCCTGTAACATATATTCAAGAGAATAACATTGGATATATGGAGGGCAATGTGATTAAGTATGTCACTCGTTGGCGTGACAAGAATGGCCTTGCTGATTTAGAGAAAGCTAAACACTACTTGGAAATGCTTATTGCATTTAATACGAATGAAGATAAGTGATATTCAAGTTAGTTATATTCAACATTGTGGGGATGACCTTTCTGTAGTTAATGCAGCTCGTGTATCCTTTCATAAGGAAAGCACATACGATTGGTATGATGCTGATGGAAGGGGTCCATCTGATGGGCCTTCTCCCTGTGGCAAGTATTTCAACATACCTAAGATTAGAGAACAGGATAAGAAACTAATCAACTATCTAGCAAAGCATAAACACTTCTCTCCTTTTAACCATTCGTTTATCACATTACGTATCAAGGCTCCAGTGTTCGTAGCAAGGCAATTGGTCAAGCATAAGTTCATGCCATTTAACGAGGTTAGCCGTAGATATGTCACAGAGGAACCTGAGTTCTATTTCCCAACACATTGGCGTAAATCAGCTGAGAATATCAAACAAGGCAGTCATGACAAAGAGATTGTAAATTTTGTCACAATTGAACCTTATATTGAGATGGCGCTTGCGGGTTATAAACAACTCTTAGAAAGGAAAGTAGCTCCCGAACAAGCTCGTATGATTCTTCCTCAGAACATGATGACTGAGTGGTATTGGAGTGGCACACTTGGAGCTTATTGTGACATGCTCCGCTTACGTCTAGATTCCCATACTCAACAGGAAACTAGAGAAGTGGCTAATCGAGCGTATAAGATTATCGAACCGCTATTCCCTGTATCTGTGAAAGCACTTCTAGGAGAAACATGAAAGTAATCGTAGCAGGAAGTCGTGATGGAGTAGATAAGGATTGGGTGTTTGCTGTATTAACAGAAGCTTTAAGTGAAGAGATTGCAGAACTAGAAATAGTATCTGGAACAGCACGAGGGGCTGATAAATATGGTGAAGAATGGGCATACGCTGTTAACGTAGATATTAAGCAATTTCCTGCTGACTGGGCTACACACGGTAAGAGAGCAGGATTTATACGTAATGCCGAAATGGCTAGATATGCTGATATGCTCATTGCTTTCTGGGATGATGAAAGCAAAGGTACTGCTCACATGATCAAAGTGATGACAGACTTAAAGAAGCCTGTTCACATCTATAGCATAGATGGGGCAGATTATGAATTTGAAACAGAGGATGATGATGACTAAGCATTTGGTGATACCAGACGTACAAGCTAAACCTGGTGATGATTTTGATTTCCTGAACAATATTGGGCACTACATTGTTGAGAAGAAGCCTGATGTAATTGTGTGCTTAGGAGACTTTGCAGACATGCCCTCTCTAAGCTCCTACGACGTGGGTAAGAGGCAGTTTGAGGGGAGGAGATTCAAGGATGACTTAGATGCCAGCCATGAGGCTATGCAGGCCCTTCTATCCCCATTGTACGAGTATAACGGTAGGCAGTATACCAATAAGAAGAAGCAATACACTCCACGTATGATTATGACTCTCGGTAATCATGAGAATCGTATTAATCGTGCTGTAGATAATGATGCTAAGTTGGAAGGTATGATTGGGATGCATCAACTAGGTTACGAGGGATATGGTTGGAAAGTTAGCCCATTCCTCCTGCCAGTAGTGGTTGATGATGTGGCCTATTCCCATTACTTCGTAACAGGGACAGCAGGACGACCAGCTAGTACAGCTAATGCTCAGTTGAATAAACAGCACATGTCTTGTATATCTGGACACCAGCAAGGCTTACAGATTGCTACAGCACACCAAGCTGATGGTACTCGTATCACTTCTATTATTGCTGGTAGTTGCTATGAGCATGAGGAGGAGTATATGGGTCCGCAAGGGAACAACCATTGGAGAGGTTGCCTTGTTCTCCATGAAGTGAATAAGGGTCAGTTTGATCTGATGCCAGTGTCACTAGACTATCTAAGGAAACGTTATGCATAATAGAAAATTTAATGCAACTAATCCTAATCAAGGAGATGCTAAGAAAGTGTTATGTGTGTGTTCAGCAGGATTGCTGAGAAGCCCTACACTAGCTCATGTCCTCAACGTATCAGGATTGAATACTAGAGCAGCAGGAAGTACGGCTACATTCGCTCTAATCATTGCAGATGAAGTACTCATTCATTGGGCTGATGAAATTGTGTTTGTTAATAAGGAAAACTATAACGAATTGAAACAGACACACCATGCTTCTTTGTCTGGTAAATTTATCAAGATTCTAGATATCCCGGATGAATACGAATATCGTCATCCTCAATTAGAATTGATTTGTCACAATCAATATTGGAACACTCACTCTTTTACATACTCAGCAGATGAAACAACTAACCCTTAATGATTATCAAGTAGATGCTATGTCCTTCCGCTTACCTTCCGCCTCTCCTGAATACGCTGTACTTTCTATTGGAGCAGAAACAGGGGAACTCTATACGCTAGTATCTAAAGCTATCAGAGATGGTCGTAAACCTGATTATGATCAGAACGTAAAGAAAGAGCTTGGAGATATCCTCTGGAATATTGCTGCTGTAGCTGCTGATCATGGATTTACGTTAGGTGAAGTAGCTTTTAGTAACATTGTCAAACTGAGCAATCGTAAGGCTCATGGAACTATTCAAGGAAGTGGAGACAATCGTTGATCAAATCCGAATTTAAAACACAATTTGGTGAGAACGTATTCAGATTCAAATATGCACAAGGTCCAGGGGATACATGGGCTAAACTGGCAGAACGTCTTGTAGAGGATGTCTGTGGCAGTCGTTGGAATACTGAACATATTCTAATGAGTGAAGAGGATCGTAAACAACTCACCCAATACATCAAGGAGTTTAAGTTTATTCCTGGTGGACGCTATCTGTATTATGCTGGTCGTCCCAGTAAGGCGTACAATAATTGCTACTTACTTCGTGCTGAAGAGGATACACGGGAGGAATGGAGTGCTGTTACATGGCGCTCTATGAGTTGTCTAATGACAGGAGGTGGAATTGGAATTGACTACAGCCGATTACGTGCAAGTGGAAAAGCTCTTAGTAGAACTGGAGGAACGGCTAGTGGCCCTTTGCCTCTCATGTACGCAATCAATGAGATTGGACGAAATGTTATGCAAGGTGGATCAAGACGATCCGCTATTTATGCCAGCCTTAATTGGAAGCATGAAGACATTAACACATTTCTTGGAAGCAAGAACTGGAGCGACCTGCACAGAGAGCAAAAGCTAAAGGACTTCAATTTCCCTGCTCCGTTAGACATGACTAACATCTCTGTTAACTACGATGATGCATCTCTTGTAGGAGGATTAGAGAACAATCCAATCTTCAAGCAGAATGTTCGTCAGGCTATGGAGAGTGGTGAGCCGGGTTTCTCGTTCAACTTTGGAGATAAAGAAAATGAAACTCTCAGAAATGCTTGCACAGAAGTTACCTCTGAAGATGATTCAGACGTATGTAATCTTGGCAGCATCAATATTGGCAATATATCGTCTCTGGAGGAGTTCAAAGACGTTGTATCTCTTGCGAGTAAATTCCTGGTATGCGGAACACTCAGGGCAGACCTTCCTTACGAAAAGGTGTACAAAGTACGAGAGAAGAATCGGAGACTTGGTCTCGGACTCATGGGAATTCACGAGTGGCTCTTGCAAAGAGGACATGGATATGAAGTAGTTCCAGAGCTTCATAAGTGGTTAGGTGTATACGAATCAGAATCTAAGAAAGCTGCTAATGAACATTGTGACCGATTCTTTATTAGTCGTCCTGTTGCTTATCGTGCCATTGCTCCCACTGGTAGTATTGGTATTCTTGCGGGAACGACAACGGGCATTGAACCTCTTTTTGCAGTTGCATACAAACGACGATTCCTCACAGAAGGGACGAAATGGAAATATCAATACGTAGTAGATGGTACAGCTCAAACACTGATTGATCAGTATAGTATTGATCCTGATAAAATTGATACAGCATTGAAACTCTCTAGTGATTATGAACAACGAATTAAATTCCAAGCAGACATTCAAGATTACGTTGACATGTCAATTAGTTCCACAATCAACTTACCAGCTTGGGGAACAGATGAGAATAATGAATCTAGAGTTGGAAGCTTTACAGAGGTATTGTCTAAGTATGCACCCAGACTGCGTGGCTTCACTTGTTACCCAGATGGGAGTAGAGGAGGTCAACCTCTAACATCTGTAGGCTACAAAGAGGCTTTGTCCCACAAGGATACAGTTTACGATGAAGTGATGGATGTATGCTCATTGACAGGTGGCGGCACCTGCGGTAGTTAATAGCCAATAAAAAAGCCCCCTAAGATGTTGAGTCCTA